ATTACCTGACCAAACCCAGCATTTTTCTTAATTCTTAATAATTCATCATCATCATTATTATTTTCAGATAAAGATACATAAACACCCGATAACGTTACATCCGCCAATGGTGAGGAATTAATGTCACCATTTCCTGTTGTATCAATTGCAAAATTATTGTCACCTGTTGTGTTACAATCACATGTTGAGCAATCAGGATAGGTTATCATTGGTAAATTAAATGATGGAAATTTAAATTTTCTAATCTTATTATATAAAAGAGTAATCCCAGCAATTAAAATTCCATTAAGTACTATTTTACCTATAGTAGGTGCTACGTCTAATAATGTCGCCCCAAAAGTTAAAGTTGATTTAATAAAGGCATTTGCAAGGTCAATAGTCAACCAATATATATTACTTGCTGCATAGGCGGCAAGTAATACTAATATTATAGGTGCAAAATTATTCCATAAGAATTTAACAATATGATATATAATAATGATTAAACTACCTGTAATTCCAAATATTTGGAACAAAATTGAAACTATAAAATATAAAAGGTCAAAATTTCTTACCCCGTCATTAATTGGAAATTTGTTAACTTCAGAATCACAACTTCGGTCTAATATTTCTTTGATGGATAAGAATCTACTTCTATTAGTTCCCTTTCTATATTCATCAATTAATTGTGCAGTTGTATAAACTTTATTATAATTAAATTCATAGAAAAAATCTTGACAGCTAATTGCCGCAGTTTTATTAGGATAATCATCCCAATTTAAAGAAAAGGCGTATGACCTTTGGAATAATGAAAAGTTATAATCGTAATCATCAAAATTGAGTGTGATTGTTTGTGGAGTTTCAATTACGACACCATTTACAACTGTTGTGGTTGTTTTTTTCTCAACTGTAATTTCAAGTGTTTCATTTCCGTTTGGTAAATCAACCCATTTAGAATTATCAACCACATTATTAATTTTATAGGTAATACTTTTATATTCACCTGTAATTGATTTAATTAATAACGCTCTACCACCTGAACCAAAATCTGAAGATGTAAAAGTTCTTGTTTCTATTAATTTTGTATTGTCACCAAATATTGGTGAAAATATTGTAGTTTCATTACTTTTAGTTGCAGGGTCAACATTACCTGTCCAACCATATTCTTTAATATTTGGAACCAAAAAGTTTCCTCTTAATAAACTACCTTTTGGGTTAAAGGCTGAAAGATTTAATAAACTTGGTCCAACAATACTATTTGATGTTTGTATAGCACTAACTTCTTTTTCACCTTCGTCAGTTTTAACTTTAAATCTATACTTACCCTTTGTTGGAATACCAACACTTGGATTATCTGAAAATATTAATTCACCAAATTCATTTGTTGTTACATAATCCAAATTCATCGGAACATCAACAACAAAAGCACCATTTTCATCAATTACTTTACCACCTTGTTCTAATTGGTATTGTTCTAATATTGGTTCATTATTTGCGTTAACATTTATTGTTTGTCTTACGGCTAAAATTCTACCAGGTCCTGCAACCATTCCACATAAGTCACCTTGTTCAGAACTTGGTTTACAATTGTTTTTCAACATAACAGAATCATTTGATGTCATGATTGAACCCATGAAAGTTGCCGTTGGTTCAATAGTTACATTTGAATCCCTTAAATCAAAATCAACTCTTGTTATTCCAACATCACAAACATCACCTGTTCCCCAAAAAGAAGAAACTGATATACTTTTTCTTTGATTGACAATTTGTGGTAATGATGCTAAATCAGGTGAACTTTTAAATTGGTTACCATCAAATTGTTTTGGGTTACCAAGATTCATTCTAATTAAATCGGTTGGTCTCAACGAGAAACAACCCATATCAGACAAATCAACATCTAATATAACTTGTTGGTTTCCTAATGGAACCCCAACAATCATGTAATCCCCCGACTCGTTAGTTTTTACTGTGTACTTGTAATATTTTTCATATATTTGTAATACTTCAGTTCTTGTTAAAACATCCTCTCTTGTTGGAAAAGTTCCTGTGGCAGCATGTCCTTCATATGAAGGTGTGTATGGTAATAGATTATACCTGTAACCATCTTCATTTTTATCTGTAACATTTTTATAAGGATATAATGCTGATATTACTGGGTCATTTTGGTCAACAGCGTCAATTGGTACAAACACAGATACTTTTGCGTTTGGTACACCATATCCACCATTTGCAATTACACGACCAACAACAACACCATAGTCAGAACAAAAGCTTCTATACACATCAGACTGGGTAAGTTTCAAAGAAAGAATTTCCAAGAAATCAAAATCTTGGTCAACTTGTACTTTGATGGTTTTGTCAGTTTGTGTACTATTTCCAACTGATGTTCGTATCCTATAACTTTTAGGCATAATTGTTCTTTCTCATAAATAGTTAATGTCTTATTTTACAAAAATAGTTGAAGTAATTTCCTTGTGAATATTACTGCTTGACACGAATACCAATATCTAAATTATCGTATCTAATTTGATAAAATTCAGTTGGTTGTGCATATATAACATCATCAATCAATCTAATTTGTTTTGTAGTAGAATCTTGATATTTTTGTGATGTTTGTGATGTTGAATATTTCCCACCGACCCTATTAAAGACTTTAACGTCAGATATATTGACAACACCTTCAGTGTTTTGTACTAAACTTTTAATTTCAGAAATTAAAACATCTTCACCAAATTCTCTATTTTGTGGTAACATATAATCACTAACTTTTGTTACAACATCAGAAATGATTGAGTTTTGATTTGTGTTTTTTGCAATGGTAATATAAATTTCAAACGCCAAATCAATAACTTTACCAGTGTCAACACTAACATAGTCATTTAACATTCTAAAGTTAGATAAGAAAGATGCAACATTATCTTTCAAAACTTTTGGAACGTTTTGGGTCATTTTACCGTTATCATCTTGGCTTAACACAATTACATTAATCTTGTTGTTATTTTCTAAAATACCAACTTTAGCAGGAACACCAAATTGTCCTGGCATCTTTTGGATTAATGAATAGTAGTCACCAATTGTAACCGCTCTATTTTGTGATGCGAAATTAAATGTTACATAATTTCTAACTTCTTCAATTGATGGTGGGTTTGCACCTCCAATAGCTGCGGTAACATTTGTACATTGAATTGAGTTTCTAACTGCGTTCGCAATTTCAACAGACGCGCCATTTACATCAAAATTCACATTACCAACTGTATTAATAACATTAACACCAACATTACTTTCAAGACCACCCCCTACTTTATATTGAATAAACAAAGTTGTATTTGGTGTTGGTATGTAACCCAAACTTAAATTGTTTTGGTAATCATTCACTCTTAAAGAAACACCCGTTCTTGCAAACGATGCTAATTGGTCATCAGCTGATGTATTACCACCACCAAAAGTTAACTTCATAAAGTTTTCAGGTGTAAACTCGGTAATAAATCTGTTACTTGTTTTTATATACTTACCAACTTTAATATTAGATTGGTCACTTGGTTTTGTTGGGTCAGGAACAAAAACAGTATCTTCGGCTAATGCTTGTACTTCATACCATTTACCAATAGGACTTAAAAACTCTTGATATGATGGAACATTATTATATGTAATGCCATCTTTTTGAATTATTGATGACACATTGATAACATTTCTTTCAGGTAAATACAAACTTAAAAATGGTGTTGCATCTGCCGGTGTTATAACTTTTTTAAATACTTTTGTAATACCATTAACAACCACGTCTCTTTTTGTGATATTGTAACTTTGGATGTTGTTTGACGCATCTAAAATTGGTACAACTTTTTGATTCTTTTCACCTGTTGAACTATATGCAGATGCGAAGTTAATATCATTTGGATTTTCAAATGTTTGTCCCGCACCAACAAATTGTGAACCGGCTTTTAAAACCCCCATATAATCAGGGTTAGGTCTATCACCTAAAGCGGGTACATTAATTGTGATATCACAAACCGCAATTGACGGTCTGTTTCCAGGTATTTTTAAACCATAAGTTCTGGCTATATTATATATTGAGCTTCTTTGTTTAGCGAATTCAAGAACAGTTTCTTGTATACTTCTATCAATATGATAATGTAAGTTGTCTGTTACGGCAGCGTTTAAATCCATTAAAACAGAAAAAATTGATGCGTCATTGAAGTTGTCAATTAAATCTGGGTAATACTGTCTAGTATAATCAATAAGTTCTTGTCTTATAGCCGCAAAATCTCGGACGGTATAGGATATTTTTTTCTCAGCCATTTATGTTAAATATTTATAATTATAAAATCTTTTGATTGAAATGCATTATCACTGATTGTGTAATCTATTCTCATCTTAGCCGTGTACTCTGAAGTATTTCTACCTGCAACCCTATAAACACCATTTCCTAAATTTTCAGTGTTCAATGTACCAACTGATTCATATTCATCATATGGTAAAATTACAATATCATTAATGATTAAATTAGGAATGTACTTACTAACATTGTCCCTAATATCATCTTTAATAGATTCAAATGTTACACCGTCTAATGGTTCAAAAATAAATTCATAAATTTTAGTACCGAAATCAGGTAAATAATATCTACTACCTTTTCGGGTTAAAATTAAATGAATTAAGTTACTTCTTATTTCTTGGTCAGGATTTTGAGACAAAGAAAGGTAATCCCCCTTTAATGAATCATTAAAAGGAAAATTAATACCATAAGTTACACCATTAGCCATTGTCTATAAATATAGTTGTATTCCCTTTTTTGTGAGCAGGAAAAAAAGGACAATGTCTACAACCATTACCACAACAACTACCTCTCTTTAAATGAAACTCTTTTGTGAAAACATAAAT